GGCAAATTATCGTCAGACCTGTGTTAATCTTAAAGACGGGATCTTACAAGAAGCTTGGCACCTTAACAACTATTTCCTACGTCTCTGTGGGGTTGGCTTAACAGGCATTGCAATGCGTCCTGATATGACTAGTTATGACTATGAATATTTAAAGCGCACTGCTACATCAAGTGCCATTTCAATGGCAGATGAATTAGGTTTACCACGTCCTAAAAATGTTACTTGTATTAAGCCTAGTGGTACATTATCAAAGATCATGGATTGTACAGAAGGTGTACATAAGCCACTAGGCAAGTACATTTTCAACAATGTACAATTTAGTACCTATGATCCAATGATTCCACTATTGCGAGATAGTGGCTATAAAGTAATTAATCATCCTACAGATCCAACCGGAGTTCTAGTAACATTTCCAGTAGAGTGGAAAGATGTACCTTTTCATAAAGAAGGTAATAAAGAAATTAACCTTGAAAGTGCTGTGCAGCAACTAGAAAGGTATAAATTGCTACAAACTAGTTGGACTCAACAAAATACTAGTGTAACAATTAGTTATGATCCTAGTGAAGTCTGTGAGATTATAGACTGGCTATTAAATAACTGGGATTGTTATGTAGGTGTAAGTTTTATTTATAGAACTGATCCTACTAAAACTGCACAAGATTTAGGTTATCTCTATTTACCACAAGAAGTTGTAGATGAGAAAACTTATAAAGACTATATCTATAACCTAAAACCTATTGACATTGAAAATGGTAATAGTTTTGATGAACTATTAGATGATGAATGTTCAACAGGCGCCTGCCCTATTAAATAACTATGAATAATACAGAGTTTAACTTTAAAATTACTTATGATGAAGCAAATCTAATTTTAGCAGGATTACAAGAATTACCTGCTAAAGTTGCTAATCCACTAACACAAAAACTTCAGGAACAAGCAAAGCAACAACTAGCTGTAATATCTGAAGAAAATTACAGTGATAATAGTGGTAAATTATAACTATTAAATAAAAAGCCCGCTTATAGCGGGCTTTTTATTTTTATAGTGGAGTATCTAAGTTATTGTCTTCATTGTCTACATAATCTGGTTGACCCATATCGTGTAGTTGACCAAATATATCAATCAATATATCACGATAAGGTTGATCTACCATATGTAAATCAAAAAGATATACGTCTAAATGATCATTTCGTAATAATTCAGCATGATACATAAATTGACCAAAAGCTTCTAGTTCTTCACTAATATTTTGATTTGCATAGTCTTCTAAGATTTGTGCAATAATCATTCTGTCTGTGTGTGATACTATACCTTTTTGAGCTAGTTTAACTAGGTGTAGTACTTTTGATTCACGATCCCGCATAATTTGATCGCGCTTTGAACTACTCCAAGTATATCCGCCATCACCTCCCCAAAGATCCCAGGCTACTCGACCTTTACTAGGAAATCCTTCTTCTCCACTATTAAATCCGGTTGCACGTTTATCTACTTCATGACGACTAAAAAAGCTGTACATACGTAATACAGTACTAGCTGACAGTGGTTCACGATCTTTTAATTGATTAGCTCTGGCTAAGCCAACAAGTGTACCACCAGGCTTGCCTTCCTCTTTCCATTTAAGTGCACGACGAGCAGCACTAGCCATGCCGCTGGTTGGTTTATATGTTTTTGCCATAACTATTAGTTCCTATAAGCCATTATAATATCTTTACATAATTTACTACGAACAATATCTTGATCCATAAACCTTACTACTTCAATACCTTGAATATGTTCCAATCTTTTAGCAGCATCTTCTAGTCCACTATTAGTAATATCACTTTGATCATGATCACCACTAACTATTATTTTACAGTTTTTACCTATGCGACTTAAAATCATTTTCATTTCATCACGAGTAGCATTTTGTGCTTCGTCTAATAAAACTATGCAATCATCAAAAGTAACTCCACGCATAAATCCCAAGGGTTTAGGTTCTATATCACCTTTATTTAATGCATATTCGTAAAAACCAGTTCCTAGACTACGAGTAAAAATATCATTAAATGGTTCTAAATAGGGAGCATATTTTTCATCTAGTGTACCAGGTAAAAATCCTAGGCCTCGTCCAGTTTCTATATTTGGTCTAGTAAGTATAATTTTATTAATACGACGATAAAATAATTCACGAGCAGCATAAGTAGCTGCAATATAGGTTTTACCAGTTCCTGCACTACCTATGCCAAAAATTATATTATTTTCACATATAGCTCGTAAATATGTTTCTTGAATATAATTTAATGGTTTTATTTCCTTAAAGTTAAATTCTACGGGTACAATACTGCGTTGTTTTTTAGCGCTGCTTTTGCCCATATTAATCCTTATGGAGTAAATAAAATTCTACTTTTATTTAGTAATTTTAACCTTATCAGATTATATTTCACGATCATGTTGTTTAGGTAACGATGTAACAGTACTAGTTTTAGAATAATTTTTAGTTGCAAATTTTTCTGTTACAGTAACGCCTAAACCTGCTATAACAACCATCATCATTCCCTGAAACATATACTCTTCAACAGTATATTTTAAAAATAAATTACAACAAAAAGCTAATGCACAAAGTAAAAAAGCAATAAATGTAATAATTCTTTTACTACTCCAACTGTTATTTTCTCCATCTTGTAGCATGCTTTTAAAAAAACTCATATTAATAACCTTGTAGTATATTAAGTATATTTGTATAATACTTACATCTATCTTCTAAACCATTGGTTCCACCATTTATACGCTTTGTAAGTGTAATCATATCACTACAATCAGCCCACTTATTTAAATTATTTGTTTGCCAAAACCAACATGCGCTGTGTGTAGCACCTTCAAAAGTTTCCATATATATACTAACTTCTTCAGCTGTCATGCCAAGACTATTACCAAATCTAGTATAGTTATCGCGCCCAGTTAGTTGTATTAGGCCACGCCCACAAAATAGCCAACCATCACCACTCTCTTCAGAGCCATTGCCCATGCGATTAGCATAAACTCTGTTAGCAATCTTTTCAGGCTGCTTTTCATATTCCTGTGCCAATCCATCTGTAGCAAAATATTTAGGAAATGTTTTTCGTAAACTTTGCCAACGATAGTTAAGATTTTCTTTAATATAAACAAATCCACCAGACTCGTGTGCACACTGTGCTAGAAAAGCCGCTATGCGATTAATAGTATCAATTTCATACTGAGGTAGTAATTGTTCTAGTGCTTGATACCACTGGTTAACATACTTATTTTTAGGTATAATTTGTTGCAATTGTTCTTGTGTTAGTTGCATTATTTATCCTTGTTAAATATACGTTGTTGCATTTGATACCACTCTATCCATGCACTATTATTAGTACTACAAATATGATACTCTGTATAGTTATCTACTACAATTTTAATAAATTCACTTAATTCAATACCTTGTGGTGCTGCTCTAAGTGGTTTGCAGTGCTCTAATAATGTTTTAGGTGCTTCTGGAAATTGTTGTGTTATTGGCACTGTGCTAGCACAACCACTTAGTGCTAGTGTTAGTAGAACAATATACTTCATTATTTTATAGCCTTATTATGTATATCTATTACTAGTTCAGGTAGTTTACAATTTTCATCAATTACTAATTTTTCACGATCTATATATTTTACTATGTCATTACCTTGTAAACGTACTATTTCACGGCGGGTAACTACCTTTTCTACAATTTTAGTATTCTCTTGTGCACTTTGTGCTTCGGCTTGAGCTAATTTAATTTCTACCTCTTTAATTTTAGTTAACCAGTAGTCATTGTTAAAATTAGCTCCACACATAAATAAACTTAGTGCAAATATTATAATACTTAAGTAATATACAAGTTGTGCTTGTGGTAAACTAATAAATCGACTAATTAAAAATAATAATAGTGCTATAACTGCTAGTAGTGGAAAAAACCAACTAGGTAAAAAATTTAATATAAACATAATTAGAAAAAATCCAATATATATATTGGGGCTAAACTAGTATCATTTATTGTAATGTTGCTAGTCGTAGCAACTACAGTACCACTAGTGCTATCTGTTCAAATTTATAGTGCATATGTTTTACTACCTTCTGTAGTTACATCTGCAACTGGTGTTACAGTAAAACTGTTACTATTACTAGTAATTGTACCATTAACTATATTATTATTTTTAATCTTTGTTGGCATTGGTTACCTCTACCATGATATTGTTCCAGTGCCAGCAGTAAATGTATAGACTCTGTAACCGGTTCTAGATGCTGTGCTTACAGTATAAGTTAAACCAGCACTAATAGATGATAAAGCCGGTGAAGTACTTGGATAAGCAATAATGACTACTCCACTGCCGCCACTGCCGCCACTGCCGCTGTCACCACCACATCCGCCGCCCCCACCACCAGTATTAGCAGTTCCAGATGTGCTTCCGTTTCCGCCACCGCCGGCACCGCCTGTTCCAGCTGTACCACCATTATAAGACCCACCAGCACCACCTCCGGCATATGTGACCGACGAACCAGTGATAGTAAAAGCTCGACCAGCTCCACCATTGCCACCGTTAGTACTAGTAGCATTACTACCAGCAGCCCCAGCGCCTCCGCCACCACCACACCTATATGGATCGCCAGTGGTAAAACTAGTACCACCAGCATTACCATATCCTATACCACCGCTTGGATTAGTCTGAGTAGATGTGCCACCACTATATGTACTTCTACCTGCTGCACCTCCACCATTACCTCCATTACCCCCTACGTTTCCGCCGTAGAAGGCTCCGCCATAACCACCGCCATTGGCAATAAGTGTAGCAAAAGACGAATTAGACCCAGGGCTACTGTTAGCAGATGTTGAGCTAACCGCAGCCCCTCCGCCGCCAACAGTAAGAGAATAAGCCTGAGATAGTGTAACAGTAAAAGAATTACTACTAGCTATGCCACCAGCTCCGGCACCTCCGCCAGCATGCCAGCCGCCCCCACCACCCCCACCTGCTATTACTAAAGCTTCTACTGATAAGGTATTTGAAGTACGTGCTACATCATACCAACCGCCATTTATGTACAATTCTAAAAAGTTTGTTTCGCTGTTGACACGAATAGCACCTTCAAATGCTACTCTTTGTGCTGTAGTGCCAACTGGTATGTCAAAAGATCCTGTAGTAGCACTATTAGTATTATATATAGCTGCACTAGATCCAGCAGTACCCTGACTACCAG